TTCTATCTCCTCTACCTTTTCAACCATTGTAGTAATCGGGTCGCCGTTAGCCATTTTCTGTTTTACCTTTAATGTACGTTACCATTCAGTGACATGGGGTTGGGGTTGAGCTGCCGCCTCTGCAAGCTCTTCTAATCTTATAGTTTCGTAAGCGGAATCGTTCGCACCTAGTCTATATTCCGTGTATATGTCTCTCAAAAAGTCCTTTATAGAAACTTCCAGTCCATCAGTCTGTACAATCCAAGGTAGTTCAGCAGGGGTTAACCCCGGTCCATCATCATAAGCGTCTTGTCTTTGAAGAAACATGTCCCGGTCATAGGTACTCAGAATATCCTCTAAGGCATCAGCCCCCATTCCATCAACCCCTATTCCTTGGGATAAAAGTTCCTCGTCATTTACCTCATCTACATAACGAACATAGGAACGACGCAATGGATCGTTAACAGGCGCTAGGTTAATAGTCTCGGTAAACTCGTCCCACGACACGTTATCCGGGTCAACGTCCAATTGATTAAACAACGCAAACAAGCCCTCAATATCCCTACTGTGGGGAGGTCTGTTTCCCCCATAGTAGGGTCTGTCTGTTCTCTTTTCATGCGCAGGTCCTCTTCTTCCTTTTACTTGCGTTATTAGTGCGGCACCCTCTGGAAGGTTTTCTCTACGGACATGTCTCAGGTCCGGCGATAACGCGGTATTTTTATCCATTTCGGAGTTAATGTTCCTAAACACTTGCACCGTAAGACGAGGGGCCTCTGTTGTCTTATCATGCAACGCATAAATTTCTACCGCTCCGGCATCAACGGCACCGGGACCCTTATACTTACCCCAAGCCGGATAATCTGGCTCTTTTCCTTTAACGGAATATCCGCCAATTGAGTGACTCATATATTCACC